AACGAAAGCGATTCTCGTCCACGAGAGAGCCAGCAATCATGGTATCTACGATCTTGCCTTTAATATCTAGCCCTGCAGCACGTATAAAACATACGTCATACATAGCGTTATGAAATATCTTGGTTGATGGGTAGTTTAGAATGATTCTAAACCATTCCATGACTCTTTTTTTGTCCATATTACCACCACCTTCATGAGCAATTGGATAGTATCCAGACCAGTCTTCTACAGCAACAGCCACACCAACTATCTCTCCTCGTCCTGTCACAGAACCAGATCCCATAATTTTTAGTTGTGGGTCTTTGGTTTCTAAATCTATAGATATCTCATCGTATCTAGATAAATCAGGAAAAGATTCTGGCGGTAACCATTCTGTCTGTGGACTAAACATAGGTTTCTGTATCATTGAGTTTTCTTCCATTTATTATAGCCAACAGACCATTCTTCAGTTTTAGCTTGCTCTTTCTCTGCGTAATCTCTCTCTATAATCATTTCTATAAAATGTATTGCTTTTAACAAATCTTGTTTCTTTCCCTTGTCACGATGTCTTATAATGTATTTTATAGCACACCCTTCCGGGTATAGCAATTCATTCTCTACTACAAACTTGCTTGGCTGTATTTTATATTTTTGATAGTGGCTTCCGCCGTGTTGTTTGTCCCATACTTTACTCATAATTCGTATCCTTTGTATTTTTGTTTTGGTGATATGATATGCAGATGTTCCTTGGTCCTTGTTGCACCAACATAGAACAATCTATTCTCATCATCGGGGTTTTTTTCGTAAGCATTGTATGTGTTTAAACTTAAGTCAGTTAACAATACAACATTTTGTGATTCACCACCTTTAGCTCCATGTATAGTTGACAAAGTTATTCGTGGTGGTTGATTTAATTTTTCTCCGTTCTTTCTCATCTTTCTTAAATAGTCTACATCTCTTTTTGGTGCATCATCAAATGCTTCAAACCAAGGTGTATCTACTTTTAATCCATAGTCTTTTTTCAAAGTAGTTATGTCATAGGAGCTATCTTTTAACATACCTTTTAACTTTGTTTTATCTGTATTGTCATTCATATAACTATAGATTCTTTCTACTTCTTTGTATGCAAGTGGCTGTCCTTTTCTTAAATTCTCCCAATCAACAGCTGCATAGTGCAGTTCCTGCTCTTTTGTTTTTTTAAATTTATTTTTATAGTAAAAACCATTTCTATATAAAGTATCTTCTAATTCATTTAACATGTATCTAGTTCTTGTTAATACTAGCCATTCACCTGATGACATATCTACATGTTCAAACTCATAATACTTAGACAAATGACCTGTATGTAATTTTGGTTTCCATGTTTTATTTATTCTATTTTTAACTTTATTTATTATTTTCATAGCAACATTGTGCACGACTGTTGGTATTCTATGTGATTGCGTAAGAGGCATCATAATACCTTTTTGTGCAATAAAAGAATCTACGTCAGCACCTGCCCACCTAAATATTGCTTGGTCATCATCACCTGCAACAAAAGAATCTTCTGTATTGTTCCATAAAGTTTTTGCCATGTCCCATTGCATTAGTGACAGATCCTGTGCCTCATCTATAAATACAACATCAAATTTTGGACATTTAGCTGACTTAGTAAAATCAGTAATCATGTCATTAAAATCTATTAAGTTATATTCTTTTTTGTATCTTTGTATTTCGTTTGCAATTATATTTAATTTATCTCTTTCAAGATCACCGTTGTGCTCTGATAAATCATATTGTCTTTCAGGTGTTATGTTTCTAAGTCTCGCAAGATTAATAATTTTTAAATACTCACTATCTGTTGTAAATCTACCAGAGTGATCGTCCTCATACATAGCATAGTTTACAGGAAAACCTATCTTATCTCCTAAATCTTTGTAATGACTACGCTGCATTACGTTTTCTTTTTTTATACCTAACCTTTGAAAGGCTAGTGAATGTAGTGTTCTAAAATATGGTAAATCGTCTTCTGTTAAATTAAATTTTTTTATTGCTCTATCTCTCGCTTCGTATGCAGCTTTCTGTGTAAAAGCAAAATATCCAACTTTATCTGGATCTGTTTTTTTTAAATAGTCATCCACCTTGTTTAACAATGTAGTTGTCTTTCCTGTGCCTGGTGGTCCTAATACTATTGTTTTCATTAATATGGTTCCTCTTCCTTTAATTTCTTTTGTTTATACTCATCTGTTTTTTTATCAAATTGTTTTACTACAAAAACTGATAACTTATCTTTTCCAATTCTTTTGTTTTCACAATCACATTTTTCTTTTAATAATTGTGCAGTTCTTGAGTATCCTAAATCCCATCTTCTACGCATTAAAAATTGATGATAAAATCTATCAAACACAAAGTGATGATTACCATCTGATGTCCATACACCACCTTTTTTAAGATCGCTTTTATCTGTAGATACTTGTCTGTTTAAACAAAACTCTTCTAAGTGATTTTGTAATTGATCCTCTGTGCGTAATCCCTCTGCAGGTTCTGTAACTTCTGCATTATTTAATAGTATGTTTGTTATTTGCACCCACTCTTTTTCTTTTATGGTTGGTGGTCTATTTTTTAATTGTTTCATACACGCCTCTTGAAATAAACTTTGTTGTCGTAGGTATTTTACATTCTCTAAGTATAATCTTTCTCCGTCTACATTAAGATAGTAGTAAGGGTCCTCCAGATCTATAACCTGGAGGTCGGTTAGCCCAGGAAACAGTATCTCCTGGCCAATACCATACTTTCTAGTTCGACATAAACTTTTATCACACACATTACACATTGGAACATCTTTACATTTATAACCCCAATCTTTTTTATCGTGTTGATTAATTACTATCTGCACTTCAGAATCTGCCATAGGTTTTTCCATAGCAGTTGCATTAAACATAATTACTTTTGATTTCCATTCACTAGGCCATTTTTGTTTTGCATAAGTTCCAAAATGGAACAAAACATTATTACGACCACCCTCACTTACTTTATTTAAGGATAAAATTTCTACACAAGGTGGTGCATCGTCATATTCTGATTGTGGTCTTTCTACTTTTATTGTGTCAACACTAACTACTTTTGTGTCCTCATACAAATTAAAAAAACCATCTAATGTAACAGCTTCTCCCTTTTTATCAAAGGCATATCTTGTTGTTCTATCACCATTAAAGTATGGTAAATTTAAAAAATTTCCTGTATCATCTTGCGATTTTAATTCTGTTTGTTTTGGAAAAACTTCTGAACCTGCATATCCTAATACTGCTTTTATTTCTGTTAATTTATCCTGCATAGATTTAGCCGACACATAATTTTCTGTAAATAAAAATACATGTGCGCCACCAGATTTAGATCTAAAAACTATTAGTGGCAGATTTAATTCTTTAATTTTATTTATTAATTGTTTGTGATCAAAACCTGCGTAAGAATCAATGTCTATACACCCCCACTTGCAGCTGTTGTCATCATTTATAGGTATTACACCTAAACTTTCTACACCTTGTAAATGTTTAGACCAAAGCTGGTCTGTAACTGGTTCACGTTTTACAAAAGATTGTCCTTTTATTTTTGTGCCGTTGCTAATAGATTCTGTAACTTTAGTGACACCATGCGCACGGTCTAAGCCTTCAAATATATTTTTAAACTTCTCAATCATACATTGTCGTGGGCGGTTTCCACTCTCGCTTCTCCGCCCACTACCTAGGATTCGTTAGTATGGTTGTTTCGAATTTACTTCGTTATTACCATGCTTAGCCTCAATCTCACCTTTACCTACACTCACAGCAAAATTTTTTGCCATGTCGTAGATACTTTTATCTGAAACTGGTCCAACCTTAGTTACATCCCATCCAAACCATGTGCCTTTGTCGTTTGACATCTGCACAGTTTTTAGATTGTAAATGTGGCTATATGTTGGCGGAGTAAAAAGTCCATTTTTACCCTGCATTTTAATGCCCATCATCATTGAGTTCCATTTTCTGCTCACTTTTAATTGTGTGCCTTTCATAGAAAGCAATGCTGTTTGTGGTGTTTTACCCAAAGCTAACACAAAATGTTGCGCTGTGTTATCAAGATAATTACCGTTTGGTAATCTATCTTTGTAAGATTTATCTCTAGTCGTTTGACTAACGATATCACTATCTGCTTCGTGGATTGCAACAGGTGCACCAGTGCTGGTACCTCTGTCTTGCCATTCAATGTATTGTCTTTTGTAATGACAAGGTACAATCTGTACTTCATCAAACAATTCATTGGTCACAGTGTTTATGATTTTGCCGGGTTCTGCGCCCTCGACATATTTAGCGTCTCTCCTATTTACTTCTGGAGATAGCTGTCCCAAAACCTTTAAAAAAGGTAACGCAAGATCTTCTTGCGATATGTTTTGAGCACCTTGATTTGCATCAGCTTCAAACAAATTTGTTGCTAATGCTCCTTCTTTTTTTTCTGCTACTTGGTTCATGTTTATTTGCTCCTTTTTATTGTAGTCTTATTTTCAGAGTATACTCCGAAAATTTCCGTTGGCATTTCTTTACCTGCCTCAATACGTTCACGGACTAACGCTTTTAGAGTCATGGGCTCAACCTTCATCTTTTGTGTTGGTTGAAACCCCTGACCCTTTGCAAGTTCGGCATAATCAGCCGCCTTGTTATCTTCGTTACGACCAAAAGATACGGATATCTCATTTTTGATTATATCTCCTAGTCCATTATTACGAAGCCAGTTAAACGCCGTTTCTTTATTTGCTTCCGTTATGGTAGCTCGATACGTCGTTGAAACTTTTAGATGTGATCCATCATGCAGTTTTAATTCTGCAAGTCCCATCTCAGACATCATAGTAGGTATTACTTCACCTGATATATGATCTCGTTTCTTTTTTAAATTTTTTAGTTGTTCCTCTGTTGCCTCTATATTAGATACAACACCCTCTAATCTTTCAACTTGATCTGCAAGAGACTGAATGTTGTCAGTTCTTTTCATAGCATCTTGTTGATCTGCCTCAAAGTCTGGCATAACTATTTTTTGTTTAACGCTCATCTATTTCGCCTTTCTCATATAAGTTAATTTCAATGGGATAGTATTTTCTTTCTTGTTTATCCCACTTCAGCAGTTTAAACTTACCGCCTGTAATATCAGAAACAATAGAACATGCAACACCTATTATTGCAGGATCGCCTGTAAGTAGTAAATAATCTTTTGGCTTATAATTTTTTAATCCTTGCCTTAATTTATAAATAAGGGGGCCAGGAGAAAATATCATTTGTGAAAACTCTGGTAACAAAAATTTAAATTGTCCATAGTTTGATGCACCCATAATGTTTATTTTAGGATTACCAGATTTAGTGCCGGCAATCTCCTGAATAACATATACGGTAGACGTATAATTATTTTTTATTTTTTCATAATTATTGCTTTCTGACATTGACAAATCATATAACATCCTTTATATTAATGTCAATAGAAAGATGAATTATAAATTTAAGACAAAACCATACAAGCATCAATTGACTGCTTTAGAAAAGTCATGGAACAAAGAGACCTATGCCTATTTTATGGAAATGGGTACGGGTAAAACAAAAGTGTTAATAGATAATATGTCCATGCTTTATGACAAAGGCAAGATAGATGGTGCTTTAATCATAGCTCCCAAGGGTGTAGTAAAAACTTGGTATGAGCAAGAAATACCTACGCACTTACCAGATCACATAGAAAATGTGACTGTATTGTGGCAACCAAACATTACTAAAACACAACAAGAAAAATTAGAAAGTTTATTTGAAATAGAAACAGCTTTACATATTTTAGTTATGAATGTGGAGGCTTTTAGCACAGAAAAAGGCGTTAAGTTTGCAAGTAAATTTTTAAACTCTCATAAAGTATTGATGGCAATTGATGAGTCTACAACTATTAAAACACCCACTGCTCAAAGAACTAAAAATATTATTAGAATAGGTGGCATGTCAAAATATAGACGCATTATGACAGGTTCTCCTGTAACTAAAAATCCATTAGATTTATATACACAGTGTTTATTTTTAGATCCATATTTATTAGATTTTCAATCTTATTACGCTTTTAGAAATAGATATGCAGTAATGAAAACAATGCATGTAAGAGGTAGATCAATACAAATTGTACACAAGTTTCAAAACCTATCAGAACTATCTGACAAATTAAAAAGTTTTTCATACAGAGTTCTAAAAGAGGATTGTTTAGATTTACCATCTAAAAATTGGACTAAACGACATATAACTTTAAGTAAAGAACAACAAAAAGTTTATAGTGAAATGAAAAAGACAGCGCTTGCTACATTAAATGGTAAAGTTACTTCCACCATGACAGTAATTACACAGTTAATGAGATTACAACAGATAACCTGTGGTCATTTTGTTGCTGACGATGGTACCACACAAGAAATAAAAAATAACAGAATAACAGAACTTATGGATGTGTTAGATGAGATAGAAGGCAAAGCGATTATATGGGGACACTGGCAAAAAGATATACAGAACATGGTTAGTGAAATAGGAAAGGTCCATGGTCCGGGATCCGTGGTTAGTTATTATGGGCTCACACCACAAGAAGATAGACAAGATAACATACGTAAATTTCAGTCCGACCCTAAGTGTCGGTTTATGGTAGGAACGCCGTCTACGGGCGGCTATGGCATTACTTTAACGGCCGCAAA